AGGTGAGCCGCCGGACACTTCAGGATTACCGCAACGAAGGACGTATCGCCTATATCCAGTTGGGCGGCAAAATCCTCTACCGTGAATCTGACATTGAAAGGATGTTGAATGACGGCTACCGCTCCGCCTACCGACAGAGGGTAACTTGATTTTTCTTGAAGGAGCACAGTTTACCGTCTGCCCTATGATTGTGGAGCAATGGATTTCCGACAAAAAGAAAATAAGGAACGGCTTACGGATGAAGCACCAATATCTTGTTTCGTCTGTAAGCCGTTCCTCTATATCCTCTGATTTTCCGTCAGTCGCTTGTTTCCGTTGCCGGATGCCTTATGAGCGTATGGTAGGCAGTGGCAAGGTTTTCGGGTTGAATACGCTCAAACTTGTTTGAGGAAGATTCTGCCCGAAACGGCTTTGCCGCCTGACCTTGCCTCTGCCGTCAGAGCCATACGCTACCTTTGCATCCGACATCGGAAACGAGTGGCTGACGGAATGGACTTCAACTATACCATAGGTTGTTACCCCTGCCGCAGGAAACAAACAACGTAACAGGTGTTTCTTTCTTGGTCAAATTCATTTTGCTCATTACAAACCGTCTGAACAGGACACTTGCTCTACTGCATATCCTGAATGCAACGGCAATGACCATTTCAAGGCTGTAAGCGTCATAACTGATACCGTCCGGTTGCCTAACATATCGCATTGTATCGGCTTCATTCAGTTCCTTGTTCTTGTAGATTGCCCGTATCGCCTTGCGGACATCGCAGGAGAACACCCCGAACAGGTCGGCAATCTCAAATTGCGTCATCCACACGGGTGCGGTCGGTATAATGACAGCACCCGATTCACTGATTGTTATTATACCTCTGTTCATAATGAGTTGATTTGATATTGGTTATTTCCGCTGTTTGTCTTTTCGCCAGCCGATTTCTTTTTTCGACGTTCCATCAGCTTGTCCATATCATTGGAAATCTTGTCATCCGTGATTTTAGCATAGACTTGGGAACTTATGATATTTGTATGTCCCATCATCTTGGCGATGCTCTCTATCGAAATACCTGCGGAAATCAACAGGGTTCCGAATGTGTGGCGGGCTTGATGATGAGAGAGATTTTCCTCAAACTCCAGTGCGTTACCGATGGAATGTACCTCATGCCAAAGTATGTCACGGATGGGCAAAGGGAAAACGGGCTTGGTATCATCGGTCGTGTTGTAAAGCGACATTATACGCTCTGCCACAGGATGCAATGGGACAAACGCTTCCACGTTAGTCTTGCCTCTCTTTTTGCGGATATATTTCCTACCGTCCGCAGCCTCCCCGATATGATGCGGATAGAGCCTGTGTATATCCACATACGCCAGACCGCAGAAACTCGAAAAAATAAACATACGCCGTGCCAATTCCATATTGCCGTCCTCAAACGGAGTTGCCATCAGGCGTTTCAGTTCATTACGGCTGATATGTTTCAGTTTCGGTGGACTCTTCTTTTCATATTCCACATCCTCGATAGGGTTGGCACGTATGATTTCTCTATCCACCGCAAGATACAACAACCTGTTGAGCCAGCACAGGCATTTGTTCATCTTGTCAGTGCTGCATTCCAAATCCTTTAACAGGAATGTCTTGTAATCCTTGCCAAACTGTTCCGTTATTTCCTCCAACGGTATATCCTGCATATCATACACCGATTCTATGTACTGTCTGATACAGTCCTGAAAGATAATGGATTGTCGGTAGGTGGAGCGTGATTGTATCTCAATGGAACGTTTCTTCAATCTCTCCAGCTCTTGTTTGCCTGTTTGTAACAGGGTTGTAGGCAGGGAACTTTCCGCCACTATGGTATTTTTCAGCAGTTCTGCACTGACAACACCCTGTTCTTTCAGTATAGTGTTGTATGTATCTTCAATATGTTGGCGGTATTGGTTTAACCGTCCGTTTGTACGAATGTCCTTTACCTCGCCTTTCTTACTGTTCCAATCATCAGGATTGCAATAGATGCCTGTGGAAAGTACAGCCTGTTTGCCGTCTATGGAGATTCTGCACCAAATGGCGGTCATACCGTCAGCTTTTACCTTACTGCGGTTGATGTAATAAAGTTGTTTGAATGTACTGCGCATAACAAATTGTTTTATTTAATGTTATTAAATAGTCGCATCAGAGGACAAGTACCAAGTCTTTAGTCGCTTCGACAAATGTGTCCATGTCCTCAAAAAGTTTCTTCGGGGTCACACGGGCGTAAATTTGCGTTGTCTGAATATTGGTGTGCCCCAACATCCGGCTGATGGTTTCGATAGGCACACCCTCTTCAAGCGTTATCAGGCTTGCGAAACTATGGCGTCCGACATGATAGACGATGTCGGTCTTGATTCCTGCCAGCACACGGAGGCTCTTCATGTTGGCTCTCAATACACGGTAGTCCTGAACTGGCAGGAGTGTTTCCCGTGATTCGTCCTTATATTTCTCCAATAGGGCAATCGCCTCGGGGAGCAGCTTTACTCGCGCAAGATATTCGTTTTTCTTGCGGTGGTATTTCAGCCACAGGTTGCCGTCATCATCGGTAAAGAGATTGTCCCGTGTGATGGATACGGTATCGGCATACGCTGTTCCTGTATAGCAGGCAAACAGGAATAGGTCACGGGTGAGGGCAAGCGAGGGTCTGCGGCGCACGGAGATTTCCACGTCACGCACTTTCACGAACTCCTCCCGTGTGAGTGCTTTCGGTGCGCTGATTTCCTGTTTCGGCAGCTTGAAGTTACAGAAGAAATAACGTTCGGAATGTCCTTCCTTGTATGCGATACGGCACACCTTCTTCAAAAGGGCAAGGTAATGGCGCACGGATTGCAGGGACTGTTTTTTCTCATCAAGTACATAGTCCTGAAAATCCCAAATGAACCGCTCGTAAAGTTGTCCAAAGGCGACATCCTCCGTCTTGAATCTCTCACGGATGAACTCTGCGAGAATCTGCCGTGTGTAGTAATACTTGGTGTATGTTCCCTCGGCACGGTCAACGCCTACACGTGATTTCAAGTCCTCGTTAATACGGTCAAACTGTTTCAACAAGGTCGTCTGCTTATCCATGCTTCCCTGAAACATGTCCTTGACTGCTGCCGCATCAAACTCCTGCTTACGTTCCAACAGAGAATCAAATGCGGAATTGACGGCAAGCAACAATTTCTCAATCTTGGCATTGATTTCTACCGCCTCTTTGCTTTTGCCGTTTAGACGGCTTTCACGGGGATTCCATAATTCGGGAGTGCAGGAGAGCTTGCAACCGAATTGTGCCATTGTCCTGTTTACCGTGATGCGTCCCATAATGGGAGCCTTTCCCGACTTGTCCAGTCCGCTCTTTTTGAGGTAGAGCAGCACCTTGAATTTTTCTACTTTCATACGCTTATATTTTTTAATGCAAAGTTACTTGCCTTATAAGCGTTCTTTGATACGCAAAACACTGTGTATGAGTGCTAATAAAACGGTGAGGATTTCTTTTCATCGCTTTGCGTTACCTGTTCCCGTTTCGGTAACTGCCCGGCTAACGGTTTGGTAACTGAACAACCTCAATATTCCGTTGTCGTTTGCATTTTCTCCACTTGGCTGAATACTGAAATATCGCTCATTTCAAACGACTTACGTTTAATCTTCACCTGTCCGCTTTTGCTTGCTTCGCCTTGTATATTCCACACCGCCCGGCACACCTTCGCCACGACGATCACGCTTTCGCAGGGAATGGCGATCGAAACGATCAGCAAGCTGCTGGTACATAAGAACATACGGACTACGCAGATTTATGCGACCATCACCCACTCGAAACTCGACGGTGACATGGAGCGGCTCTCGAAACGCCTCGATACGCTGTACCGCGATACCGACCTGGAAAAAGTCCGGGAGCGCCTTTGAGGACCGATTCACATATACGCAGAAGTTCACGCAGCTAACACATTCGCTCAAAACACCCGAAAACACCCGAAAAGGGGATTACAATTTGTAATCCCCTTGAGATGATATTTTCAAAATCGTAACCGTTATCGACCAATCTTCTACACATATGTTATACTGGTGAATTATTTTAATAATTTATTTGTAAACGAGTTAGCAATTTCATACCTTTGCTTGTGAACTTTTTATTTAAAAAAAAACTATTAGATTAACGCTTATGGTAAG